TGAAAAGGATTAAATCCTGATTCTTTCTTCCAGGCGTTATATTCGGATAGGGACATAGCTGCGATTGCAGCGTCATCTACCTGTTTTACGCCTTCTCTAGTCGTGGCTGATGCGTTTGGTGGCGCAGCTTTTTCAGCTTTTGCTACCTGGGCAAGTGCCTCTTTTTGACCTTGTTGTTTAGCCGCTACGTTATTAACAGCACTGCTACGGGCTTTCGCAAGCTCATAAACAGTTTCTAAGTCTTCTGCGAGGTAAGGCTTAGCTGTAACGATTTCAGCCATTTGCTCATCTAATTGTTTTGCTTCTGGGTTATTGAGATAAAACTCAGTAACTTTTAGGCGGTTGAGTAATTGAGATGTTTCATCAAATCCTTGCTCTTCTCCAACAGTATTAACAGTAGTTTTCAATGCTTTGGCTTCTTGCGTTGCCGAGTGCATCTTCTGCTCACTTTCTTTTACCATTTTTAGAAGAACTTTAGGATCATCTGTTTTAATCCCTTTCTTCTCTGCCCAAGCCAGTAGCTCATCATCATCAGAGCTTTCGGTCTGGTTGGTTGTGTCGGCTTCTGAGGTTTCGCTGACCTCTTCTGCTTGTACCGCCTGCGTTTCAGGTTCTTCAGGTTGTGGACTTACTACGTCCGCCTGTACGGATTCCTGCTCCGTTGTGGTTGTGGTATCTTCTGACATCACTTCTCCTTTATTAAGTTACTTGCACCGTTTATAACTGTAATACATATTTTGGCAAGCTGTCAAATAAGTATTACTGAGTAGCCGATAAGGTGCATTATCAGCTACGCACTAAAACCTATTTCTTGTCAATTAAGTCTTGTATCAGGGTTCTAACCCAATGAATACCAGATACCCTATTGACGAGCTGACCTTGCTTCTCTAAGGAGGAATTAGAATTAAAGGCTGTCGCCAATAGGGTCGTTTCTTGTCCTGCGAGTAATAAGATAAACTTCCGTCCTGCCTCGGTCTGTATAAACGCTCGTAGTTCGTTTATATCCGCTGGTGTTAATTCGTCCATAGTTCCTCCTTAATTATTTATCCTTGTACCATACCTGGCACGTTCATACCTTCTGCGTTCATAGCACCCATTGATACTGCGTTCTCTGCACCTGATTGTGGTGCTGAGGCTAGTTCGCCCATACCCTCTTGTGGCATAGCGTTCATTTGTGCCTGTTGGGTTTCGGCGGCCATTTGTTGCATTTGCATATCTTGGACCATTTGAGCCTGTTGCTCTGGTGCAATTTTGTCTAGTTCGTTTTGGTCAATGTCAAAGAGTTTCTGAGCTGTAATCTTGAATAGTGCCTCTTGGTTGATAAATGGTAGTTTAGCCGCCATTAAGTAGAACTGCATAGCACTTTGTTTCTCTTCTTCTTTCATAGCCCGAGCGTTAGCTTCCAGTGCGACTTTAACGTCCCAATTACCTAGGAACTCACCTGGGTTATAATTCTTCCACTCTACACCAGATTGTCCGACCATACGGACTGCCATTTCCTGCGTAAGGAAGATTTGCATAATTTTAAACATATTGCGGGCTAAGATAGCAAAGCCTTCTGATTCAAAGTTTTCTAACTTACTAGCAAAGCGTGTTCCAGCTTGCATAAGTTGTGATTGTATCTCGGTAGCAGTTTGTGAGCCTGGTTGTGATTGACCCTGTACGATTTCGTCCGCAGCAGTTGCGGCTCTCATCATCTTTTGAACTCGGTACATCTCGTTGTCAGCATCTACGCCGATACTCTGTGGTTTGATAAACTCTAGTGAGCCAGCTGGGACCGTAAAGACGGCACCTGGCATAATCTGTATCTCATCTCGTTTATGAGCCTGTGATGGGTCTAATGTTGCCATCATATTATTTGATAGGTTCATATTGTCAGATTTTTGATTCTGAGTATCGTTTAGTAGTTCTTGCAGATCGCCTATAATTTCTACTTCGCCACGAGCATACCACATAGCACCGTCAACATAATCTCTAAATGGTGCGACTGGTATAAATGCAGGTATCTCAGGTAGTTCAACGGGTATTGGGTTTCCAGCGTCGTCAAATGAGTCAATAACACTCGCTTCACGCTTAAATGGCGTTTCAATATCTTCTATGATAGTGCATCTGTTTGCGATTCTTATCTGTCGTTTTTTGTCGTAGAATACTATTACTTCAACTACGTCAGATTTCTCATCACCACTTGCTAGGACTGAGCCAGCAACCATTTCTTCTCGTAGTTGTTTAGGCGTTCTTAGTTCAGATTTCTCGTCTTCAGGATTGTAGTCTGGGTTAGTAATCTGTTCTGCTTCTAGGTCTTTGCGAGTAGTGAGGTATCGGTAGCCAGCATATCGTAGGTTCTCGTAGTTCGTAGCTGTTGGGTCAAAGAAACAGTCCTCGGTAGGTATGTAGGTGTTGCAAGGGTGTTGTCCGTTCCAGTATTGCCATAAATAGCCGTTACCTACTTGTAAAGCGTCATCAACAGCCCAACTTGATTTAAGTTTGGTCTTGTCCTGTTCCCAGATTTGTTCCATTAAAGCGTTTAAGACTCTAGTATCGCCGATTTGGTCGCTACTTGTAGGTAGGAACTCAATTTTAATCTTGCCACCGACTACGTTAGCCTTGACGGATTGTAGAATTGTAAATGTTTCAGGCACAAAAGTGTCTGAACTACCAACATAACTTGCGTTAATACGTTGTGAGTTGTAGAGTTTGCGGGCATTCTTCCAAGTATCCCAGAAACCCTTACGAGCATATTCCCTCGATGCTCGGAACTTTAGCATTATTTCGTCTAATAAGACTGCATCTTTGTCAATTTTCTTGTTCTTAGTGTATTTCTTAGCCATATACTACATATTATGGTAGAAAAAAATATAATTAGCAAATTATCAACGTTTCTTTGCGAGTTGAGCTTGTTTTTGGCGGATTTCTTGGTATTTACGGGGAAGTTTAGACGGCACGCTACGAGCTTCTATTACTGTGGCTATTACACAGTTATGGACTAATATGCCGTTTGCAAAGTATTCTGGTTTATCAGCTACCTGTAAATTATAAACTCTTCTTTCGCCTATTAACGTTAATACACTGTGTACTACAATATTTTGCACCAGCTTTCCTAGTACACGCAAAGGTTTTACCGCAAACCACACAAACGATATCATATGGTTCAGTAAAGAAGTTTTTAAAGTTTTGTCTTGACTTCTCTTTTCTCTCTGGTGTAGATAAATGGTCGTGTAAATGTTGCCATTTTGTTTGTAATTTAAGATTTGAGATTTCATTGTTGAGGGGTTCTCCATCGACATGATGGACATGGAATCCATCTGGAATATCTCCGAAATTATCAATCCAAAGTTGGCGATGATACGCCACAGGCGACGCTTTCCATTTGTCGTGTCTCCAGTAATAATTCCTAAGTTGTTCCCTTTTTGAATTAGGGTACCTGTGATATTTTTTTCCTTTATATGTGATTGTTTCTCGTTCCATGTATATATGGTATCATGTCTGCCTATATTTTGTAAAGCAATATCTTTACTAGGCGTAATTACTGGATGTTCTTTTGTACCAGTAAGACCCAATTTGCTAATAACAGGCTTATAACGTTTCCTGATAGCAACTACTGGTTTATATCCATCTCTAGTCATAACTAGGTCGCCAACGTTTATATTTTGAATTGGTATATTACCGTTATTAGTTAGTATCTTAGTATCTCTAATAAAGCAGTCGTCGTGAGCACCCTCTTGGGCGTTAGTCCTGCCTCTGTCATCTACGACATATTCCATACACTCTCGTATAAATGTTGGGTCGTAGTCTATGATTTTACCTGTCATAATCGCCTCAGCTAAGGCGTTAATCATCAATGGTTTAGTCTTTCTGTCGGTTTTCCAGCCGAGTTTAGAGGTATATTGCTCAAATCGTTCATCAATACCGCTCTCTCGCCTATATAGGTTGCCATAACTCATATCCCTTAGACGTTGAACAGTTGTGAGTCCGTGATTATTTATCTCACAAGCAATTAGGGCGTTGTTGTAGTAGCGTCCTAGTTGTTCTAGTATCTCGCCAAAGTCAGCAGGCTCGGCATCACCACGCCACCTAGCAACAGTTTCGCAAGCATCTATGTCCATAACAGTAGCAACCGAGAAGTCGCCACCTATTCCCTCGGCAACATCAGCACCTATCACGTAAGATTTAGCTGGTATAGGTTTTTTCCAGATACTCAGTGGGGCACCTTTTACTTCAATAGCTTCAAACTCAAG